AAAATGCCTTACCATTACTCGAAGTCTACTCGCCTGTTCTACGACGATGAAGAGTCGTATTCTGACATGCCGTCAGACGTTGTCGCAGTGACCGACGAGCAGCATTCTCTACTTTTTCTGGCGCTGAAAATGGGGCAGCTATCATCCCGGACAGCAATGGCTCGCCTAGTGCTGTGTCTAATGGTGGGTATGGTTCACTGATCGACCTATCTACGGTTACAGAAGATAGCAACTATATTCCCGCTCCTACGCTCGCGAAGCAGGCATCCGACGAGTTATCGTCAGCCCGAGGCTACGTTTACAACAATTACGGCATTCTGAACGAGCCAACGCCTGATGCCTGGGTCTCGTATCTCAAGGCACTTATGGCAATCGCAAACGGCACCGACAAGACGAGCACGACTTTACCGCCCGAGCCTGTGGTTTGAATGATTTTAGACGGAATGCTTCCGCTTATGCAGCGCGCGAATGAAAATTTATAATAAAACGATGGCTTTGATCGAAATTCTCATTTGTTAGTGGAGGCAAGGAAAGTACCCGCCTAAATCTAATCCATCAAACCGGAGTAAGCACACTCAAATGGCAAGTGGATTTTTGCACGGCGCTGAGGTTATCAACGTCACCAGCGCGAACCAAAGCGCTACGACGATTGACACGTCTGTCATCGGCATCGTGGGAACTGCGCCCTACGCAGACCCCGCTCGATGGCCGCTAAACACACCCGTGCTAGTCATGGGTGATGATACCTCCCTGATTGCAGCCTTGGCAGTAGATGCGCCTGCAAATCAGGGAGACGTGGGGACTCTCGTGCCCGCGTTCTCGGATATTCTCGATGAATGTTCGCCAGTCGTGGTGGCCATTCGCGTGGAAGCCGTTGCCTCGAATGGCGGGGAAGCAGCCTTATCTTACGACCCAGCCACGATACCTAATGTGGTAGGTGGGTTGTCCTCTGAAGGCAAATACACCGGCGTTCACTGCCTTCTTTCCGCGGAGTCGTCGGTAGGAAAGCGACCTCGCTTGCTCTGCGCCCCTGGATGGACGCATCAGGCAAGCTCGAATGGCATCATCAGCATCGCAGTCAGCAATGGCGGTAGTGGTTACACGGCTGGCACCTATCCTCTGACGATTACCGATGCGAAAGGAGCAGGCGCGACGGCCACCGTTACCGTAAATTCTGCCGGTGTGGTGGCTTCAGTAGCGGTAACTGCGAACGGTAGCGGATACACCGGAACGACCTTTTCCATGCCATCCTCTGCGGGGGCTGGTACGGGCGCGAGCTTCACGGCGACGATTGTGACCACACAGAATGCCGTAGTTGCAGAGCTTAAGGGCATTGCGGAAACGCTGGGTGCGGTGATTTACGCTGACGGACCGGACACAAACGCGGTAGACGCGATCACAGCCGCCGAAGAGGGTGGCGCACGTGTCATGCTGATCGATCCGTGGATCATCAAGGAAAACGCTTCAGGTGTGAATGACTCATTCCCGCCTTCCGCCAAGTTTGCGGCTAAACAGGCTTACGTTGACTCGACTGTTGGTTTCTGGACCTCGGTATCCAATAAGGCACTGAATGGTGTCATCGGTCTGACGCGCCCGGTTGATTTCGTTCTCGGCTCTCAGTCTTGTCAGGCTAACGTCCTCAACGCCGCGAATGTCGCGACAATCGTCCGGACTTCCAAGGGTTATACAACCTGGGGAAATCGTGCGCTCGACGGATCGTTCCTCTGCGTGACACGCACGGTCGATGTGATCAACGCATCCTTGATGTCTGCTATTCTGCAATACGTCGATGCTGGCATCACCACGAACTTCGTTACCGAAGTCGTGCAGTATGTGAACTCCTACCTCCGCCAGCTTACGGCGCTGGGGGCGATCACGGGCGGAAAATGTTGGGCAGATACCGCCCTGAACACTGCGGCGTCTGTGCAGGCTGGGCAAGTCTACTTCGATTTCGATATTGGACCGGTCTACCCCGCCGAACGCCTGACGTTCCGTAGTTCGATCAACAACGGTTACATCACCACAATCTTCAACTCGGGAACGTCAAGCTAATGGCCGGTCCTCGTCTTGTTCTGAAAAATCAGAACCTGTTTTTCTCGGGCAAGTCCTATGCAGGCAGCGTGACCGAGTGGAACCCCCCGAAGATCGCCGCCAATACGGAAGAATTCCGTGCTGGTGGCCTCGATGTTCCTATCAAGCTGACTATGGGCATGAATACGCTCGACACCGATTTTACGGTGATCTCATTCGATCCCGTCTTGCTTGGCTCCGTCTATGCCCGCGAAGGGCAGGACGCTTCTTTCATCATCCGGCAGGCATATGAGGACTGGGACGGCACTATCACCGCCCGTGAAATCATCATGCGTGGCAAGGTGACGGAAAAGGATGAAGGCACGCACAAAGCTGGCCAACAGTCCAACCTCAAGATCACGATGAACCTGCTTTACTACTCCGACACGTTCGGTGGCAGTCTGGTGGACGAAATTGATGTCATCAACATGATCTGGAACAAGGGCGGCATCGACGGCCTGGCCGACATCCGCGCCGCAATCGGCATGTAATTGGCTGGCGCGCATGGTGTGCGCCTCCCACTATCATATCAGTGAAAGAGTTTCATTTTGCCTACCGAACGCGAAATCCCCGAATATCTCACCCTCTCCGAGGACGGCACCTCCATCACCGTCAAGCTCTCTCGCCCTGTGGAACTGGATGGCGTGAAGCGCGACACCGTTGTCCTGCGTGAACCCACGGCAGGCGAGCAGAAGCGTTATCTGCCGAACTCACAGACTGCGAAGGCTATTGGGGACGCTGAAGCACGCCTCATCGCCTATCTCTCGGACGGCCTGACGCCAACCAACCTCGACGCTCTTCCCGCGCGCGACTATACGCGCCTCCTGGAAGCGTTCAGTTTTTTCACCGACTAAGCCGGGAGTACGTTCTCTCCGGCTGCATGGTGCTTGGGCGGTTCTTTCATTGGGGGCTGTCCGACTGCCTGAGCCTACCAACGTCCGAATTTCTGGACGCCATTAGTAAAATTCCGAAGGCAAAAGAGTAATGGCCGAGAAGCGCCTCAAGGCATCCATCATCATCGGCGGCCTGATGGATGGCTCGCTGCGCAGCGCCATGAGCGGGACACAGAGTGGTTTTCGCCGGATTGGCGATGCCATCTCTGGTGCCAGAAAACATGCTTCCAGACTCAATGAAGAAATCAAAGCGCTAGACTCTTCAGGTGGGTCAGTCGAGAAGCTGAAACTTAAATATGACACTCTAGCGAAGGCAATCTCACGAGCTGAGGACGCACAGAAGCGTCTTCGTTCGTCTGAGGCCCGATCTGCTCGCATTGGTGAGATCGGCTCTGGGCTTAGGTCTCGTGCTGTAGGCGTTGGTGCAACTGGTGCGCTTTTCTCGCCCATGACTATCTCGGGTGTGCGCGAAGCTCAGAAGATGGAGCAACAGACTGCGCAGATCGGTGCGCTGGGGGTGGGCGAAGACGTAACGCGAAGTGCGGTCGGTTTCGCTCGCACTGTCAAACAGTACGGCACCTCCCAAGTGGCTGCGGTCGAAATGATGCGCGACGCACTCTCCGTGTTCGGGAGTTTGACGGAAGCAAAGATCGCACTGCCTATTCTAGAGCGCGTGAGATTTGCGAACTCATCAATCTATGGTCACGAGAAGGGGGAAGAGGCCACCAAAAACTTCGTGGACATGACGCGGGTTATTGATAATCGCGGCGGCGGCAATGATTCTGCCTCGTTCAAAAGGCAGGCGGACTTCATCCAACAGGTCTACAGCGTAAGCGGTGGGCGCATAGTGCCTAAAGAGTGGCTGGACCTATCAACGCACGCGAGCATTGCAGGCAAATCGATGTCTGATGCCGCGTTCTACTATCAAAATATGCCGCTTATCAACGACATGGGTAGCGGCGCAAAGGTCGGCACGGGGCTACGGAATATCTATAGTCACGTTGTTCAGGGATCGAATACGGTTCGCGAAGTACGTGCAATGGAACGTTATCACCTGATCGGTGACGTGTCTAAGGTACAGCATGATAAGGTCGGCCAGGTAAGCCACATCAATCCCGGCGCTCTCATTGGATCGCAGTTGCTCGGATATGGGAAGAACAGCGTATTCGATCCTTACCAGTGGATGAAAAAGTATCTTCTGCCGACACTAGCAAAGCAAGGGATTACAGGCCGATCTGAAGTACTCGCAGCGATTGGCAGTATCTTGGGGGGCGGTACCGGCGGCGGCCTCATGGCCACGATGTTCACCAATCAATCGAACATAGACCGCGATACAAAAATGGCGTCTCAGGCGAAAACGGTCGATCAGAGCTACGACGCCGCAAAGCAAACGTCTGGCGGAAAGCAGGCCGGATTGCGAGCAGGGATTGATAACGCGCGGCTTGCGCTCGGTGAAAAATTACTCGGCCCCTACAAACACGCACTCGACATGGCCAACAACGCGTTAGATAAATTCAACATCTTCACCGAGCGGCATCCACGTCTTGCCCGCAACATGGCCTTGGGCATCGGTGCGATCACCGTGGGGATGCTTCTGGCTGCACCCGCTATGGTTGTGGCAGGAAGCGCATTAAACGCTTATAGCGGCTTCGCCCTGCTCGCAGCACGGAGAGAGGCCAAGCTGACGACTGCGATGCTTGAGAATGCGGCTGCGGTCGAAGCGGGGACAGTAGCAACCTCTAGGAGCGTCCGTGGCGGGGGGATGCTCAAAGCTGCTTGGGCTCCAATAGGTGGCATCTTCCGTGGGCTCGGTGTGGCAATCGGAGCATTATTTTCCCCTATAGGCGTCTTGGGCGTTGCCCTCGGCGCGGCGGCATTGATGGTCTACAAATACTGGCAACCGATCTCGACGTTCTTCCAGGGAGTCTGGAAAGGCATCCAAGAAGGTCTTGGGCCGCTTGGCCCGTCCATCACGGCGACATTTCAGCCCATCGTGGGCGTCATTAAATCCGTCTGGGGCTGGTTCACGAATTTGCTTCAGCCGGTTCATCTAACGAAGGATGGAGTGGATAAGGCGACAGCCAGCGGCGAGGCTTTCGGGAAGATCGTCGGGAGCGCCATCAAGAGCGTAGTTGGGTGGCTCGAAAAGGCCGTGGGATACTTCTCATGGATTGGCGAGCATGGCGCTTCTATTTTCAAGAACGTGTCCTCGAAGGCGTCGAGCATTTTCGGCCACCTGATTGGCTCTGGCAAATCTACCGATGATCCCAGCAAATCGCCCGTCTTCAAACCGTCTCCACAGCCTCAATACGCCGAGTTTCCGGAGTTGCCCGCCCTATCGAACGACAACCGGAAGACATCGACCCATCATCACACCCACCAGCACAACTATCAAATTCACCAGCAACCAGGCGAGTCGTCAGATGAACTTGCCAATCGCATTCATCGCAAACAGTTAGCGTCACAACAGATGAGAACTCCACTTTATGACGGACCAGACTAATGGCGATTAATCTCATATCAGGCGGCCTTGCGTGGGGAGAGAGCCGCCTACCCGTAGGTGGTGTCGCGATTGCGGAAGCAATAAACGCTTTCCTCGGCGGAAGTAATTCCGCGAACGCGCCCGTCATGCTGATGCTGGGAAACTTCAAGTTCTCCCTCAATACCGCTCCGTTTTCTGAGATGACGCGCACTACCGCAGCATCATGGGGGACCATTCCGCGCTTCGGGCAGTACGATGCGATGCAATTCACGGGGCCGGGACCTGACACTGTTGAACTTCCTGGGGTGATCTACTCTGAAAAATTTGGCTTCCCGGCATCTATAGATCAACTCCGGTCAATGATGATGGCGGGGCAACCCGAACGATTAATTCTTGGAGACGGGTCTATCGTTGGCGCGTGGGTCATTATTGGCATCCGAGAGTCTAAAACCAACTTTAATTCGACGGGCTCGGCGCGGCGCATCGAGTTCACTGTGAGCCTCACGAAATATGCAGACGTATAAAACGCAAGCCGGGGACGTGCTTGATGGCATCATTTATCAGGTGTTCGGCTACTGCAACGATGACGCCTTGGCGCAAGTTTATGCTCTGAACCAGAACCTTGCCAATTCTGGTCCGATTTTTCCGGTAGGCGTGACGATCATCCTACCCGCTTCCATCCAGGCTACAGCACCGAACACGGGAGTGATCTCCCTATGGGACTAAAGCCACGCTTCAGGATCACAGCGAACGACACAAGCATCACCGACGATCTTGTGACCCGCTTCGTATCCCTTCGTCTGAATGATGAAACTGGTTTCATGTCCGACGATCTGGAAATCGTTCTAGCAGACCATGACCCTGCGGCGAGGATCGCGCGGCCTGTCACCGGCGCGCTTCTGAGGTTAGCTCTTGGATACGACAATCAGCTTACCGACAAGGGGGCGTTTGTCGTCTCGGGTGCAAGCCGTGGCGCAGAAAAAGGCGGCGTGAGAACCCTCACAGTTCGTGCTCATGCCGCACCCTACGATAACACGCCAGGTGGTATTACAGACTTCCAGACGCAACTGACGCGTTCTTGGTCTGACGGCATCACCATAGGTGCGATGGTCAAGACAATTGCTGCGGCTCATCAAATGCAAGCCGTCGTATCGCCTTTTCTAGCCAGCGTGCAGCTTCCGCACATGGACCAAGTGGAAGAGAGCGACATATCGTTCCTGGTTCGTCTGGGGCGACTATATGACGCAATAGCGAAGCCCGCAGGCGGCAAGCTCCTGTTTTTGGCACGTGGACTTTCTCAGACTGCGAGCGGTGCAGCACTGCCTGTGATCAATCTTACCGAGAGCGATGTATCACGCTGGAATTGGGACGAAGACCGTAGGGAGGCACCTGGAACAGTCGTCACCAAATATCACATCCCCAAGAGCGCGAAGACTCACGCGGTCAGCGTGGGCAGCGGCAACCCTGTCCGCCTGCTTAAGCGCCGGTTTCGTACGCAGGCAGAAGCAAAGGCCGCCGCCATGGCCGAGATGTCACGACGAGCGCGGGGGGCGATCAGGTTGGAAATCGAAATGCCAGGTAATGCCGAGATTACGGCTGAAGCAACGCTCAATTTGGACAGCACATTCGGCCCCGACGTGTCAGGGGTGTGGCTGGTAAACAATGTTGTGCATGAGCAGGGTAAAGACGGTTACAAGACACACGCTCGGGCAGAACGCCCGAACTCTGATCCATCTGTCTCGGCTTATCTAAACGGCACTGTCAATGATACGATCTTGGTACCTCCCGTGAACACCAATCCTGGCGCTCATCGGGTGACGGATGGGTATTGAAAGTAGAATTAGGAAACTCTTTCGAGCCGCAAGATACTTAAGTGGTCTTCCCCACCCTGGACCTCAACAGCTTTATTTACCTCAATATATTCATGCTCATAAAGGAACGTCACGGCGTTCTGAAGGGAACGAACGATGCTTTGGTCATATTCTTTCTTGTTGTAAAAATGAGTCTTACCCATCCCTCTTTCGACGAGGATATAGATTCCGTCAATACTCTCATCATCGTCATAAGGCTTCACGCAGACGATCTTTTTGGGATCGATTATCTCATTTTCGTGCGAGTGCCCCCAAATCAAGTGCCCATCCTTTGGCACTTCACGTACGGCCCGCCATAACGCAGTATCAAGGCCCATCGCTTCGATACGGTCATCAGAATATCCTTCACGGGCAATTTTTTTACCCTGCGGATCATATACCTCAACCAAGAAATTTAGAGTCATGCATAGCTCCTGATTGTGTGACATCCTCCAAGAAGCCATACCCGGAAATACTTAGCAACAAGTGAAGCCGGGATTTCTCCCGGCCTCGGCGTCACACCAGTCGCATTTTTGCAGCGCGTACCTTGATAATCAAGCCGTCCAGATCGCGCTTGACGTGATACCATGCGCCTCGGAGCGTATCCTCAATCTTTAGGATTTCTCCCTCAAATTTCTTCTCACCGCGCATGGTGGCAGCTACAACGCGCTGCCCGATATCGAATGTGTTCATCATCTCTTCCTCACCTCAGAACGGGATTTCGTCGTCCAGATCGCCACCCGGAGCGTCCCAGCCTCCGGTATTATTGCTGCCCGTGTTGCGCGATGACGTGCTACTCTGGCCACCACTCTCGCCTGTGGAACTCAGCATGACGATGTCGCCTTTGTATGCGGTCATGACGACTTCGGTGGTGTATCGATCCACGCCGCTTTGATCGGTCCACTTGCGAGTCTGCAATTGGCCTTCGAGAAAGACCTTGCTGCCCTTCTTCAGAAACTGATCAGCAATCTTCGCCAGGTGCTCGTTGAAGATCACGACGCGGTGCCACTCGGCGCGCTCTTTCGGCTCGCCGCTCTGCTTGTCTTTCCACTTCTCGGTTGTGGCGACGGTCAGATTCACGATCAATGATCCGGACTGTGTTCTACGTGACTCGGGATCTTTCCCCAGATTACCAACAAGAATTACCTTGTTAACTGAATGAGCCATTAGGCGTCGTTCCTTGAGTTTATCAAAAGCTGATTGGTTTTGTTCTGCATCGTCTCGTATCGGAGGATTGCTGTTGGCGATGTGTTCACATCAATCCCCTGAAGCGTCACTGGATGGCGGCGTCATTCAGGGTCTTGGCATCGCTCGCCTGAGTTTCCCGCCTCTTGTCGAATGCCTCGGCCTCGGCTTTCAGCTTCGTATGCCGCCCATCTGCCTCAAGGAGCTTGCGTTCACGCTCCGGCGTCTTCATCCATGCATTGCGATAAGCCGCCACGCCCTCACGTACGATATGACGCAAGGCGTGATATGCGGCCTCAGTGGCTTTATCCTCGGCCTCGGCCCCATCGACCCACTGCCGGACGGCGAAACCGTCTGCACTGGTGATGTATCCCTTCCCACGTCCGAGATGCGGTGCCAGCTCCTCGGGACACTTCATCACATCCTGGAACTTCCCCATCCCGTCCATCAGCATTGATGCCGACATTTCGAACATGAGGTTTTTCTCGCAGATCGGCAGGATACCGAGGGAGCGCGGGTTCTTGCTATCCGAAGTGTCGATTTTCTCGCGGGCGCGGACGCATAGGATCACGTGCATCCCTGCGGCAAGCATGGAATTAACGAATTCCTTGTGGTGTTCCTTTGGCTCTTTCCATGCGCCAACACCACGGCCACGCTTTGCCAATTCCAGGCACCCACCGTCACCCTCCCACAGGTGGGAATAGCTATCGATGACCAGAACCTCTACGCCAGCCGCTTGAAACTCTTTCACAGCCTGCGCATAACGCTGGGGCGTGAAGGGCGCGTCCAGATCGCCAATGAGGAACGGCTCATCAGTCGGGTGCGTGGCGTGGCGGTGCAGCACATCTGCGTACAGCGATCCTCGGCGGTTTTCAGTGTCTACGAAACCAAGCTTCGACGGCTGATATCCAGCCAGTCCGTACCCGAACTCGATAGCCGTGCGCGTCTTGCCGCTCCCGCTCGTTCCGGCGAGTGCTATAATAAGACGCGCGCCTTTGCGCTTAGCCTGACGAATGTTGAGGATATTTGCCATTTTATACCTTAGCCGCGATACGGCTCATGAAAGACGGGGGCATTTCGAGCGTCTGCACGCCGGGGAAAACACCCTTATCGAGACAATCGGCATAGAGACGCAGACACCTGCGCACTTCGCGCGCGCCTTCCTCTTTGACTTCAGTCGGAAGCGTGTAGACCTCGACCGGATAGCGCCCCGCTGAACGGGTTTTGCCGACTGCGACGAACAGGAATGCTTCCAGGTCTTCGCCTGTTACGGCAGCATACCCTTGGGAATAGTAGGCGTCCTGCACGTAGTAGCGATAATCGACAGTGGAATAATGAAACTGAGCCAGTTTATCCGTCGATTTCAGATCGACGAACCAGCGCATCTTCGTCAACTCCCGATCCGGGCGGCATCGGCACTTCACGCCCGTTTCGGCATCAGTCCAGAAGTAAGACCGTTCGGCCACCCCTTCTGCTTCGATGATCTTGCGAACGATTGGGTGCGCCAAAGCACTTTCGCGAGTGAGCATCAGCGCAGCGTAGTCCGCATCCGATAAGATGTTCTTGCCAGTGTGTTCTTCTGCGAATGCGGCGGCCTCGGCTTTACCGGCATTCGTCCGCCGATTGAATTCCGGCTCGCGGACGTAAGTTTCTCCAAACACTTCAGGTTCCAGAATAAGCGCGTGAAGAGCCGTTCCGAAGTCGAACGCCTTGACGGCATCCTCGTCACGCGGAGCATTCTTTGACCATTCAAGAAGAGCCGGTGAACGTGCAATGTGGTCCAGTTGGCTTTTCGAGATCGCCTCATGCGCATGATAAGCTGCATTCGGCAGTCCGTCTTTATAAAACGCGCTGTCGTTCAAAGTAACCTCACCTTTTGTAAGGCTATCATGCCGATAGTATTTTATAACTCCACTAACAAATGAGAATATATCTTCAATAACGACACATATATAACTTCCTGATCGTCATTCCTTTCAATATATTCGAAGGATGGCAATTTGCTTGAGACCCTATCAGGAAAGAGTTTCGCATGAAGTAGGCGCGATCCTTCGTGAAGGCGTGCGCCGTGTGCTCGTGCAGATGTCCACGGGTGCAGGGAAAACAGTTCTGGCCTCGCATTTTATCGAACGAGCGCAGGCAACTGGGCGGCGTATATTTTTCCTCTGTCACCGCATAGAGCTTGTGGCTGGCACTAGCGGGACACTTGAGCGATACGGCATTTCGCACGGCGTCATTGCCGCCGGCTATGCTGCAAATCCAGAGGCTCTTATCCAGGTTTGCAGCATCGATACTCTGAAGACACGACTGGGCGACGTTCCGACGCCGTGGGCGATAATCGTAGACGAGACCCATCATTGCCGTGCAGCGGGGTGGGAGCAGGCAATCAGCCACTTTGTAGACGCCGGGTCCATCCTTATTGGCCTGACCGCAACACCCAAGCGTCTTGACGGGCGCGGCCTTGGCGCTTTTTTTGATAGTATCGTTCTCGGTCCGCAGACGGCAGACCTGATCACTTCCGGGCATCTCTCAGGCTTCCGGCACTTCATGCCCGATGCTCCTGACAGATTTCTTGTTGGCGATCCTGTAGCTCATTGGCAGCGCCGCGCGGTTGGACTGCGATCTGTGGGTTTCGCAAAAGACACCGCTCATTCGCGCCGGATAGTAGAGCAGTTCAATGCGGCGGGCGTCCCTGCGGCGCATCTCGACGCCAACACCCCGAAGGAAGAGCGCCGCAACACCATTCGCGCTTTCGCCGATGGTCATATACTGGTCCTGATTAACGTTGACCTGTTTGGCGAAGGGTTTGACTTAGCGGCGGTTGCTGGCCGTCCCGTCACAGTTGATTGCGTCATGTTTTATCGGCGCACCAAATCTCTTTCTCTCTACCTGCAATGGGCTGGCCGCGCTCTCAGACCCGCGCCAAACAAAACCGCAATTGTCCTCGACCATGCCGGGAACTGGTATCTCCATGGAGATATCGACGCTGTGCGTGAATGGTCCCTTGGCGACGATACCGGCAAGATCGCGAAGCCAGCCGAGCGCGCGCCGATCACGTGCCTGAATGCTTCGGCCAGGCGCGTTTCCCGTACCCTAAAACGTGTGAAACTGTTTACCCGGACGGCGAACGCTGCGGACACTCCTTCGAGAAGCAAATCAGGGAAATCGAGCAGAAAATTGCGGAAGGCGAGTTGCGCGAAAAGACCCGTCAAGAACGCGAAGCTCAGAGAGCAGATCAGAAAAGAGAAGAATTTGAAGCCGACAGCCTGGCCGATCTCACCAGACTGGGCCGTGAGCGCGGCTACAAAGACCCACACAAGTGGGCGTTCATGAAATGGTCAAATAGACGCCGGAAATCACGGTTAGCGGCATAACGGAAAGACATACGAACACATGATCCCCGACAGCGTTATTCATGACGCGATCAAGGAAACTGGCAGTCATACGAAAGCCGCTGCCAAGCTTGGCGTGAACCGTCGCACAATCGACAAGCGCGTGCAGACTTGGCGCAAGCGCGGCTTCTCTCCTGAGCACGATCTGACCCATTCCGTTCCGGACGGCTTTCGCCTCAAGGGTGCGTCAACGCTCTATGACGAGAATGGCATCAAGCGTCTTCAGTGGGTCAAGTCGCAGATTGATCCCGAACGCATGGAGCAGATCACGAGGGCAGCACTTGAGGAGATGGCCCGCAAGCTGCCTCGCGAGAAACCGCGTGCAGCCCCTGCGGTAGCCTTGGACGATCTGGCAACATGCTACGTCCTTACGGATTTTCACCTTGGAATGTTATCGTGGCATGAGGAGACAGGCGCGGACTGGGATATCGGCATCGCATCTGACCTCATGACCCGCTGGTTTGCCTCGGCTATCAGCAAATCACCAGCATCAGGCGTCGGTATCCTTGCGCAGATAGGGGACTTGCTCCACTGGGATGGTCTCGAAGCTGTCACCCCAGCAAGCAAGCATGTTCTCGACGCTGATACACGTTTTCAAAAGGTGGTTCGCGTGGCCATCTCCTCATTACGTCGCATTATAGCGGCGATGCTGGAAAAGCATGGGACAGTGTATGTACTCAATGCCGAGGGAAATCATGACCTGCGTCATCCGTCTGGCTTCGGGAGATGCTGGCAGTCATCTACGAAAATGAGCCTCGCGTGACTGTGGAGCGATCACCTGACCCGTTCTACTGCTTCGAACACGGTGACGTTTCGCTCTTCTTTCACCACGGTCACAAGGTGAAGCCTGGGCAAATCGATAAGGTCTTTGTCGCTAAGTTCCGCGACGTGTTCGGCAGAACGAAGCATTCATTCGCGCATATGGGGCACCTTCACCACATCGACGTGAAGGAGAGCAGCCTTATGATTGTAGAGCAGCATCGCACGCTTGCGGCCAAAGACGCTTACGCTTCCCGTGGCGGCTGGCTATCTGGTCGATCAGCCTGCGCAATCACCTACCACAGGAAGCTAGGCGAAGTTGAACGCTTGACGATTTCACCCGACGCTGTGTCTTGAAAGGGATTCGCGGAGGGCTTCATTAATCCGCGTCTGCCAACCAGGACCAGAGCCACGAAACCGGTCTACAATATCCGCGTCCAAGCGGAGCGTCACTTGACGTTTCCCGCCTGGCGTCGGCGGCCTACCTCTACGAATGACTTTGTCGCCCTCCATGATGGTGGCGCTCTCGAAGAATGCCTCCGTTAATTCGGGGGCGTCATCTGGGTCAACCCATGTGGCTTTCCCAGTGGGTGATTTCCTTGGCATGTGCATACCTCATTGAAATGATACGGCGGTACGCGCCTCGTTCGGTCCACACAACCACGACAAGACGCTCATTCAGAAATCCTGCGGTGATAAAGCGGTCTTCCCCATAGTTGACGCGCGTATCCGCGAGTGTGGCCGTGCGACCAGAGAAGACCTTATCCGCATCTCTGAAATCGAGGCCACGCTCTTTCAGGGTCGCGTCTCGCTTCTTGGGGTCGAACTCTATCTCCATGAGTATTTTGTAGCTACAATTTGAGCGCGTCAATTATTATGTAGCTACATAAGTTGGAATTTTTGGGCGGTCATCCGTCCCGATCCCGCGCAACTGATATGTAAGGATTGCCATCGCATTCCACATGACATGAGCCATGTGGAGACGCCCCGACTCTGGGTCTCGATCCTCTCCCTTCATCCATGCTGACAAGTGCCGCATCAGCGATGCTTGGCAGGCCATCCAGCTCATGCCCTTTTCCCAGTTCCGCTCTGAGTACTTTTTTGCGCCCATCGTCAGAACGGCGACGAGTTCCTCCACAGGATCAGGGGGAAGCAAATCGAAGCGGAGCTTGCCTTCGTTGAACCTCAACGCGCCTTCGATCATGATCTAGCTCCCTTGATTGCTGCCCATACACTGCGACCGTTGAAGGCTCGACGAAGAACATATTGGCGAGCGATACTCACGGCAGTGAAGATCGCGGTGATCTCCAAATTCTCCCTGAGCGGCATGGGAATGCCGAAAGCCGGGGCCACGATGCCCCAAGTTACGAAAGATACCACAAATCCAATTGCGGTATTGGTCAGAGCCTCCATGAGGCTATCGATTTTGTTCTGCATAAGTTCCCCTAGGTTCCACCTAGGATACGGCTTCGACTAGACTTTCCCACTTACACCTGAGATTACTTCTGAGTCCGCTCAAAACGGTTTGACAAAGTGGCGCTAAGTCATTGATTCTTCTCTAGAACGCGCAATAGGTTAGACAGTGTAAGTTATTGAAATCATTATAATATCGAGTCCCACCCGGTTCACCACCTCCCTCAAAAGCCCGGAAGACAGCCCTTTCGCAAAGGTGTTTTACACTTTTCCGGTCTTGCTTTCCGCTTCGGTAAACGCCACCGCAACGCGCGCAAGGCGTTCCTGATTGACGGCGCGCGTGTCTTTCTGGACGGCTCAGGAATAGAGGTAACCACGCGGCAGATCGGTGATGTCACGTCGATTGGGTCGTGGCCCTCGTATGAAGCCCCTCGTCGGTGGAGCCTGAAATTCGGCGCAGCCCACGCTCGCTCCCTGCAACGCAAGCGGGCCAGAGCCTCTTCTGTTCATGCCAAAATCAGGCGGCTTATCCCAGTCAATGTTGCAGCATCCATTAGGAAACAGCAC